TGAGGGTAGATCCTACCCTCACCATCTCCGGAGCAGCGGCGGACGCGAAGGTGGTGGGCGAAACACTGCGTACCGTAACGGTCACTGTGAACGAGAAGCTTCAGGCGGCGGCGGAGGACACGAATACGAAGCTAGACAAGCTGAAGAAAAGCATCAGCGAAAAAGGACGGCTCGTTGCGGCTGGACGCGCATGGTCGGGCGGGGCGAATGTCGCTCTGCCGGAGGAAACGGACTATGTCATCCTTCGGTTTGCCGCGAACACATGGTACAATAATAGTTCGTCTAATGGACACGTCGAACGTACTGCGCTCTGCTGGCCGGAAGAGGGATTCCTGCTCGCGCGAGGGGGCGCCGTGTATTTGAACCTCAAGGGTCCGACAGACGAGCAGCTCGTATCTGCCAGCTTCAAAAGCGACGGATGGTTATACATACCGACGGGCGGTAGTTCGTCCCTGAAAGTAAACTGGGAAGGGTACCACTACATCTAAGGAGAAACACAACATGAGTGCACGAATCATTTATAGTGCGAAAGTATACGACAACGGTACGCTCACGATCCCGGAGGATGTCGATTATCTGGCGGTTCAGCTGGCTGTCAACTACTACTACCGAAATTCCTCCGATCAGAATACCTACGCCAAGAGCCCGTCGTTTCCGGACGAGGGCTTCAAAGTGACCCGAGGGCAGACGATCTACCTGCCTGTGACATGCAAAGGAACGGCGGATGAACAGTATATCACCGCCACCTTCAACGAAGATGGCACGCTGAAGCTCAGCTCCTGCGGGGGAGATTATAGCGCATTTTTCAATGTTTCGGGGTATGCATACGAGGTGGAGCCGCCGGTCAGCGTGACGCTGGATCGGAAAAGCTTCGTGCTCCCGAAGGGCGGCGTCCTGCCGCTCCGTGCAGTCGTCCGGCCCTCGTATGCGCGTCCGTCCAAGGCGAGCTGGAGCGTGGTGCCTACCGGCATCGTGGGCGTACCGGAAGGAGCTGTCAACACCGCCAGTGTAGAGGCAGCGGCAGACGGAACGGCAGTCGTCCGGGCCAGCGCAGGAGACAAGTATGCAGAATGCACCCTGATCGTAAGGGGAACGGACGCGACCATTAAGACGGCGCTGAAAGGCACGGATGTTATTCCGTGGATGTCTGGCAATAATATACAGTCCATTTTCATGCCGATGACCGTCAAAAAAACAGGACTCACCCTTTACAGACTGTCCTTCACTGCATACGTCGGCAGCGTGACTCCGACCATGAAATTTGAGCTCAAGAAGTACGGAGCCGATGAGGTGCTGCTGAGTGCAAGCGCCCAGATCGATAAAAGCGGCAGTGCGAATAGTAATATGGGCACATTTGCGTTTTACCTGCACTATCCGCTGGAAAAGGACGTGGAATATCAGCTGTGCTTCAGCTCCGAGCAGGGCTTTAATCGACCCGTTGTGGCCGCTTCCTACGTACAGGCGAACGACTATGTCGATATTTCGACCGGCAGCGCGTATTACAACAACGAGAACACTGCCCTGTTTGCGGGCATCATCGGACTGATAGAGGAGGTATAAAATGTCCTTCGAGCAATTCGTAAAACATATCCTTGAGGAGGCACTGAAGATATTTTCCGGCCCGGCAGAAGACCCCCCTGCACCGGAAGAAGCGCCCGCTGCACCTCCTGCACCGTCTGCCCCGGAAGAGCCTGCGGGCTGGGAAGGGGAGCCGCCCTACCGCTACCTCGATGTGAGCGTGTGGCAGGGAAAAATCAAAATGGAGGGCTGGCAGGCTATCAAGGGAGCTGGCTACAAGGGCGTCATGCTCCGTGCCTGCGGAAACAGCGCTGACGGCAAACCCGGCAAGGCGTACATCGACAAGACCTTCGAGAACAACTATGCCAACGCCAAGGCGGCCGGGCTGGATATTGGCGTCTACTACTACACGAAGGCCGTGAGCGAGGCAGCGGCCGACAAGGAGCTTGCCGTGCTACGGCAGGCGCTGCGGGGCAAGGAGCTGACCATGCCGGTGGCGGTGGACATGGAAAACGCAGCGCTTACCGTGCTGAAGCCGAAAGACCTGACCAACCTCGCGGCCTACCACCTCGAGCAGATCGAGAAGATGGGGTTCTTTGCCCAGCTCTACACCTACACGAGCTACGCCAACCGCAATCTCGAGATGGAGCGTCTGGCCGGGCGGTGGGACATCTGGCTAGCCGACTACACCGGCAAGACCCCCAAGGCGGCTTTCCGCTACAGCGTCCATCAGCACACCAGCAAGGGCAGCGTGCCGGGCATCAACGGGCCGGTGGACCTCGACGTCACGGCCGTCAACTACCCCCGCATCATCAGGAAGAAGGGTCTGACCCGTCTCCGGGAGGGCGCATGAGCGAAGCGATCATCGTGGCGCTGATCACCGGCGTTCTTGGACTGTTGGGCACCATCTACGCCAACAACCGGGCGGCAAAAGATATGGACGCCAAGCTGGACAAGCAGCAGGCGATCACGGACACAAAGCTGGAAGAGCTGACCCGGGAGGTGCGAATGCACAACAATTTTGCCCAGCGTATCCCAGTGCTTGAAGAACAGATGAAGGTGGCAAACCACCGCATTACAGACCTCGAAAAAGAGAGAGGAGAGTAATACATGACAACGATCAATAACATTTTGGGCGTCATTCCCGCCCCGGTGGCGGCAGTGCTGATGCTGGGGGGCGTGATCTTTTACGCCCTTGGCTGCATCCGCCTTGGTTACGGCGCAGCGGTAAAGCCGCTCGTTCTCGACCTCATCGAGAGGGCTGAGAATGAAATCCTTGGAACAAAGCGCGGCGCAGAGCGCAAGGCGTGGGTCGTCAAGATGCTCCGGGCCGCCCTGAGCGCCAGCAAATACGGCAGGCTCATCAGCTGGGCCATCACCGATGAGACCATTGGCACCGTGATCCAGTTCTTTTTCGACCGCATGAAGGCGGCACTGAAGCAGTAAGAGGTGGACTATGATTGAGCAGAGCGTATCTCTCGCATCCAATGGCGTCGTCAAAGTGCCGGGCTATGAGCAGATGCTTCGCTTCGGCTACGCCAAAAATCGGGGCGTGTACCGCCTTGCCGTCACCGCTTCCGGCGAGTGGGAGGGCCTGACCATCCGGGCTTTCTGGCACGTCCCGGACGGAAAAGACCCGGCATCCTCGCTGGTGGTGGACGGCTATGTGGATGTGCCTGCCGGCGTGACCGCACAGTCCGGCAATGGCTGCATCACCTTTGAGGGCAGCGACGGCACCAAGACCGTGACCAGCGCAGACCTGCGGTATCATGTCAGTGCCAACAGCGGCACAGAGAACGGCACAGAGTCGGAACCGGGTACCCCTGCATGGCAGCAGCTGGTGGATGCTGTCCACACCGTTGCCACCACCACAGAGCAGGCCAAGACCGATGCACAGACGGCCGCACAGCAGGCCGGGCAGGCCCTTTCTGACACCATCACTGCCAAAGAGGACGCACTGAAAGCCATCGGTGACAAGCAGACCTCCGCCACGCAGGCTGTGGATACGGCCCGGGACAAGGCCCTCCAGCAGGTGGAAGCCTCCACCAAAGCCGCCAAGACCGCCGCCAGCGAAGCTGCCACCAGTGCAGGCAGTGCAGACCAGAGCGCTCAGGAAGCCGCTGACAGCTTGCAGGAACTGAAGAACGGCATTGCCACTGGTGACTTCAAAGGCGAGAAGGGTGACACTGGACCGCAGGGTGAAACTGGTCCTCGTGGTGAGCAGGGGCCGCAGGGCGAAAAAGGTGATACCGGCCCGCAAGGCCCTAAAGGCGAGACCGGCCCTGCCGTAGCACTGGACACCACTCTCACCCACGAGGGCGAAGCCGCTGACGCAAAAGCCACAGGTGACGCGATCAGCGCAGTCAAGGCCCGGCAGAACATCCTCGCAGGCAGTGAAATAGGCAACCCCATCTCCGTTGACGACGCTTTCCCTGCGCCCCTGTGCGGCCTGACCGTGTATGGTCGGAGCACGCAGGACGGCACACCCACGCCGGATGCACCTGTGCCTATTGTGAGCGCTGGTGACGGCGGGAGCGTGGCGGTGAAGGTGACGGGAGCAAACGTGCTAGAAGGGACTGCCCCCGGAGGTCAAGTCAGCCAATTTGGTGTGACTTACACAGCCAATGAAAATGGCATATCAGTTATCGGTACCGCTACGAACGTTTCGTCATTATACTTACACAAAGATAAAACGCCTCGCTTGACTCATGGTACTTACTACCTGACGACTAAGGGCTTGAGCGCTTCTGCTGTACTTAACTTCTTTTACGTTGGAAAAATCACTTCTGATGTGCAAAACCAACAAGTAATGCTTACTAAAGACGTTGAGTATTCGCTCGTTCTGCAACTTCAAGAAGGCGTAACTGCAAACACCACCGTTCAAGTTTCTTTAACAAGAAACAAAATCACCGCCTATTCCCCCTACCGTGAACAGCTCCTCACGCTCCCCACGCCCAACGGCCTACCCGGCATCCCTGTCACCTCTGGCGGCAACTACACTGACCAAAGCGGCCAGCAGTGGGTGTGCGACGAGGTGGACTTGGAGAGGGGGGTGAAGGTGCAGAGGATTTACAAGGTTGATATTGATGGTGAAAACGTTAAGTTTGTTCAAGCTGGCGACTACGCCAATCTTGTACCAAGAGGAATTCCAATCGCCTTGTATAACCTGGGCCAAAAAATATACGCAACCAGTACGTTTACTAATTTATCGTGGTTTTACAATACGGTAAATGGACAGTTCTTATATCTGATAGCGGCTAACCTTTCCGACCAGCTCAACGCTTCTTGCAAAAAGCAGCTTGGCAAAGTCTATTACGCTCTCGCCACCCCCATCGAAACCCCGCTCACCCCTGCCGAAATCGCCGCCTACAAAGCCCTCACCGCTTACGGCCCTGACACTGTGGTGCAAGCGGGTGACGGTGCGGGGGTCAAGCTGGGGTATCAGCGGGACGTAAATCTCGTCATCAAAAATCTTGAGGATGCCATCGCATCCATGACTGCTACCTAAAAGGAGGTATACATTATGGCTATCAAAAGTAAAGCCCGGCACGATCTGACATTGCGCTCCATCAAGCGCGAGATCGCTGCCGGACGCGACGTGGCGTACTGGCTGGACAAGGCATACACCCATCTGGACAACGGTCTGCTGACGGAAGACGACATTGCGGAAGTCGAAGCTCTGGCACAGGCGTATTATGACGCGCTGGATGCGAAGGACAAGGCGAACGCTGAGGAAATCACACAGTAAGGAGGCATAATACATGGACTTGAGAAACACTGTCGAAATGATGCTCAGCAGCGATTACAAGGAGCGTTTTCGCGCGGAGTATTACCAGACCAAAATCCGCTATGAAAAGCTGCACCGCATGACTATCCAGTACGAGGCCGGAACTTTGAATTTTACGCCGTCCTGTTCTTTGGCTCTTTTGAGAGAGCAAAAAGCGGCTATGGGAAATTATCTCCATGCACTCGAAGTCCGTGCAGAAATCGAAAATGTTGATTTAAGCATGAGTTAAGAGGAAGCCATCATGGCAAGCACTCCATACGGCCTGAAAGGCATTGATAAAATTATTGGATAAAATAAACCCCCGGTGTTCCGTTTGGAGCATCGGGGGTTTTGTTTATTTGAGATATTCCCGCAGCGCCTGCAGGATGAGCTCGTTTCGGCTGCACTGCTCTGCATCTATCCGTGCTGCCATCTTTTCGGCCAGCTTGCCCGGGATGTAGACCGTAGCCTGCACATCCTTTGCGTCCTCACTGCCGGTGCCAAAGATGGCGTCGCACTGCTCCTCGCCAAGGTGCTCGAGTACCCAGCTTCGCGCGACCTCCTCGGAGAGTGGCACGATCTGCTCGCCGGGAGCTGTCCATCCGTCGCCGCGACGGACGGCGTACACGGTGGCTGCGTTGCCGGTGCCGTGGATAAACCACTTGCCTGCCTTGGTGCGGTAAAGCACCTCCTCGCAGTGAGTAAGGCCGGTGTAGTCCTGATCGGACTCCCAGTGGGCCATCTTTTTGGCGGTATCGGTGTCGTAACGGGAGCCGTTGATTTTTTTGCGCATGGTATCCTCCGTATTATCAAAGTTATCGTCGTCTGTCGTTTTGGGCGTGGGAAGCCCGGCCAACATCCATCCCTTATAGCTCGATGCCGAGCGCGACCTTGAGCGAGTCCCACGGATCGATGTGGCGACCGCCCGGAATCCCGCTGCGATCCTTTTTGCGGCGACGTCCTCCGGGATGTCCTCGTCAAAAAACAGCAGATGATTTTTACGCGCCCAGTCCAGCAGATTGACCGCCTTGTGGGTGTTGCCGTCCGGGTCGATGAGCTGCCAGACGAGAGCCTCACGATTTTGCGGCCCTTTTTGACCTGCGGGCAACTCTAGAGCCGCCGAAGTGCCTATGGATTGCAATGTCTGCATACGTGCCTGGATCTCCGGGTCAGCTGCCCGGCGGGCCTTTGCCTCATCCGACCATGCGGCGTTGTTGATATAGCCGTTTTTTAACCGTAGGGCAGCGCTGCATTTTTTTGAGCAGCATTGCTGGTTTACGTCACTGGGAGAGGCATAAAAAGGCTTGCCGCAGATGGCGCAGATCTTTTTTAGCGATTTGCCTTTATGGTCAGCAGGCGCCTGATCATAGGGAGGCTGTCTGGAGGGCGTGACGGGCTGCGGGGCGAGTCCGTCTTTCCTGCGCCGTCCTCGCTGGCAGCCGCAGCTCCTTGATATTTTTAAGGAGTTGTAGGACATGATCCTGTCATTGCCGCAAAGAGCGCAATGCACGACGACCATCGTGCATTTATATCCGTTGGGCATGATCTTCGCCGGTGCCGTGCCGACGTTTGTCAACAGCAAAATCGAGAAAATAAATTATTTGCGCTATCTTTTTGCCTTGGGTGTGCGGCACGGAGAAGAGAGTGCGGCGAAAGCGGGTAGTAATGGTGACTTGCATCCAGAGCGCCGTGCAAGTCGAATGCAAGTCAATTTGTTTCAAAAATGATTGTATATCGATTATAAAGTGAGAATATATGCTCACTCGTAATGAGCAGGTCGTCCGTTCGAATCGGATCAGTAGCTCCAAAGTAAAATCCCCGAAAAGTGGCTTCACGCCTAGCTTTTCGGGGATTTTTGTTTGGCTTGAAAAATGCTTTTCGAGGGGAATGTGGGCGCTAATTACCCCCATTTCGCGGAAAGTTTTTTTGAAATGCAAGTCAAAATGCAAGTCAAAAAGGGGGAGAAACAAGGCGGTCAGCCCGAGTTGGCACAGGATTTTTTAAGGTAGGTATCCAGACGATTGATCTTTTTCTTTTTGAATTTTTTATCGAGGGCGGTATAGATGCCAAGCGTGACCGAGATGTCTTTGTGGCCCATCTGATCGCGGGCGGTCATGACGTCCACACCGGCAAAGTACATCAGAGTGCAGAAGGTATGGCGGAGCTGGTGCGGGGTGAAGGTGTCGATGCGCATGGGCAGGCCGCCCGGGCGATTTTTGTTCTGCTGGCCGTCGTAGCCGTACTTGACGTTCAGGTCGCGCATATAGCTTTCCCACAGACGCTTCCAGCCCTGCTCGGTCATCTGCTGGCCTTTGTGGTTGTGGAGCACATAGAAGCAACCATCCCGCTGGGTGCGAAGATAATCGACAAGAACTTTAGGGATGCTGACGACGCGGACGCCGGCAGGGGTCTTGGTGATCTTGACTTTCTTGGCGCGGAAGTCGTAGCCTTTGCTGACCGTGATGGTGGCGTCGTCGAGGTCGATGTCTGCCCAAGTGAGGGCGGTGGCCTCGCTGCGGCGGAGGCCGGAGTAGAGTAGGAGCATGGCGGCTCGCTGGGCGGCGTGGGGTGTTTCACGGATCCAGCGCTGCTGCGCCTCGGTGAGGGGGTCGCGCGGCTCTGGTGCAGCCCCGGCG